GCAAGACTTCATGTCTCAAGGTGGCTGGACTGGCGATGGCGGAAAAAGACCGTCAAACGATACTAGAAAAAAGGAATAAGTAAATGAAGATTACTAAGAAACAACTTCATAAAATTATTCTTGAAGAATACATGAAAGAAGAAAACATCACCGAGTACAGCGACGAAGCAGAAGAATTAATTAGAAAGATGATAGGTGATGATGAATACAATCGCCGCCGTGCTCTTGAAATGCCAAAAGATAGGAATGATGGAAACACAGCCCCGATGCAAAAACCCTCTGATTCAGTAGAGGATAAGATAGCAAGCTTGGTCCAAGGTATGGACCCAGACGATGTGGCAGAGTTATTTCAATCTGTTTTCTCTAGACTACCGGGTGTAGAAATGCAAGATGATGAACCTGAACCACCCTCATTATATGGTGATCCAAGTGACGACGGAAGATCTCCAATCACACTTGGTCCCGTTAGAGAAGACTTTGATTTATCTGCACTACAAGAAATGATTCGTACAATGATTAGGAATGTATGAGTTTTGAACTTACCAAAAAACAAAAGTTTCAAGAAATACTAAAGTGTGGCAAAGACCCAGCATACTTCTTGAAAAACTATGCCCGTATATCACATCCGATGCACGGGCTAATTCTTTTTGATACATATGATTTTCAAGATTCTCTATTAAATGATTTTAATGATTATCGTTTTAATATTATTTTAAAAGCAAGGCAGTTAGGTATATCCACTATCACAGCCGGGTATATTTCTTGGCTCATGCTCTTTCACAAAGATAAATCAATTCTTGTTATGGCCACAAAGTTTGCAACAGCAGGAAACCTTGTCAAGAAAGTCAAGAGTATTATGAAAAACTTACCAGAGTGGATCCGCATCGCTACGATTTCCGTTGACAACCGCACATCATTTGAATTATCAAATGCTTCATCTATTAAGGCCGCCTCAACATCTGGAGATGCAGGTCGTTCTGAAGCACTGTCTCTGCTTGTTCTTGATGAGGCAGCACATATTGAGGGCTTAGAGGAGTTATGGACTGGTCTTTACCCTACACTGTCCACCGGTGGGCGATGTATTGCCTTATCTACACCTAACGGTGTTGGAAACTGGTTTCATAAAAACTGTGTTGATGCAGAAAGTGGAGCAAACAATTTTAATCTTACAACACTACCTTGGGATGTTCACCCAGACAGAGATACAGAGTGGTATAAGAAAGAGACCAAAAACATGTCGAAAAGACAAATCGCTCAAGAGCTTGAATGTAATTTCAACACTTCTGGTGAAACTGTAATCGATCCTGATTGTATGGAATGGCTTTTATCAAATGTATGCGAGCCAAAGTACAGGACTGGATTTGATAGAAACTTTTGGATTTGGGAAGAGCATGATCCCACATGTAATTATCTTATGGTTGCAGATGTCGCGAGAGGCGATGGGGCTGACTACTCTACTTTTCATATGCTTAAATTGGAAACACTTCAAATAGTTGGAGAGTACCAAGGTAAGCCAACTTTAGATATGTATGCCAATATGCTCAATCAAGTTGGCAGAGAATTTGGAAATGCAATGCTAGTTGTAGAAAACAACAATGTAGGATTCTCAGTGCTTGATAAATTAATTGAAGCAGAATATCCAAATTTATATCACTCAGTTAAATCAACACATGAATATATTGAACAGTATCAGGCAGAATATAGAAATAGTGCTGTTCCGGGTTTTACGACATCATCAAAGACTCGACCTCTTATAGTAGCGAAATTAGAAGAGTTTATCAGAAATAAACTAATTACGGTATATTCTTCTCGTACAATTAATGAGATGAAAACTTTTATTTGGAGGAATGGTCGTCCACAAGCTATGAAAGGTTATCATGATGATCTCATCATGGCTCTTGCAATTGCCTGCTGGGTTAGAGACACAGCAATTCAAAATAGTGCTAGAGATTTAAATTATCAACGGGCTTTTGTTGATGCTATCATAACTTCCAAAACCATCATGAACACACAAATAAAAGGTCAAATAGGATACAAAAAACAAGAATCTTTTGATAAACTTAATGAAGCAAAAAGTATTTATGACCAATACAAATGGATTATAAAGTGAGAAAATAAATGGCCGATAATAAAAACAATCCCAGAAACAATCAATCACAATTATTTAAATCATTGACAAGATTATTTTCTGGTCCAATAATCAATTACAGATCACAATCAGGTCGTAGAATTCGCAGGCAACACCTTGACAAGTTTTCGTCTAGATTCAAGTCAGCTAGTGGTCAGCAGTTTAAAAAGACTCATTATAGTCCGCTTGATCAAATCGGTGCAAATGCAATTTCTAATCAAAGAAGATCTGAAAGATATATTGATTTCGATCAGATGGAGTATATGCCCGAGATTGCATCATCGCTTGACATCTATGCAGATGAAATGACTACCTATTCTGATCTGCGACCAATGCTTAATGTTAATTGTCCAAACGAGGAATTAAGAGCAGTTCTGTCTATCTTATATCAAAACATTCTTAATGTAGAATATAACTTATTTGGCTGGTCGAGAACAATGTGTAAGTACGGCGACTTTATGTTGTACTTGGACATTGATGATAAGTACGGAGTTCAGTCTGCGATATCACTTCCACCTCAAGAGGTCGAAAGATTAGAAGGCCAAGATGCTACTAATCCAAACTATGTTCAATATCAGTGGAACTCTGCAGGTTTAACTTTTGAAAATTGGCAAGTGGCACATTTTAGAGTGCTGGGTAACGATAAATATAATCCGTATGGAACTTCCATCCTTGAGCCTGCTCGTCGCATTTGGCGACAGTTAACTTTAATGGAAGATGCAATGATGGCATATCGTGTTATTAGATCGTCAGAGCGAAGAGTTTTCAAAATTGATGTTGGTGGTATACCTCCACAAGAAGTGGATCAATTTATGGAAAAAACCGTCACTCAGCTTAAAAGAAATTCAGTCGTTGATCCAGAAACCGGCCGGGTTGATCTGAGATATAACCCAATGTCAATTGAAGAAGATTACTTTATCCCTGTTCGTGCCGGTTCAACAACCGATATTCAAACCCTTGCGGGTGCCTCTAACATAACAGCAATTGATGATGTTAAGTATTTAAGAGATAAATTATTCTCAGCACTTAAGATACCACAATCATATCTTACAATGGGCGAAGGTGCGACCGAAGATAAAACCACATTAGCACAAAAGGATATCCGGTTTGCTAGAACTATTCAGCGGTTACAAAGAGTTGTTATTTCTGAACTAGAAAAGATTGGAATTATTCATCTTTACACTCTGGGCTTCCGCGGCGATGACCTGCTTTCGTTTAAGTTGTCACTTAACAATCCGTCAAAAATTGCCGAGATTCAAGAGATTGAGCACTGGAAGGCTAAGTTTGATATTGCCGGTGCAGCTACAGAGGGCTATTTTTCCCGTCGTTGGGTGTCTGAAAATATCTTTGGAATTACCAACGAAGAATTTATTCGCAATCAAAGAGAGATGTATTATGATAGAAAACATGATGCCTCGCTCCAACAAGTTGCAGAAGGTGCAGCAGCCGCCGATGCCGGCGGTGGCTTAGGCGGTGGCTTAGGTGGTGATTTGGGCGGAGACTTGGGCGGTGATTTAGGAGCTGGAACTCCACCAGCCACTGGTCCCGCAGAGATCCCAGCGACTGATGTTACCGATACGACACCAGCACCCCCAACTGATACTGGTACCGGCGGTGCAGACTCACCATTGTTAGCGGTTCCTCCCGGCTCAAGAACTTCCAAGAGTTTAAATCCATCTGATCCAAAAGTTAGCACTTATGCTAAAAGCAGCTATAGAAGAAAAGATGGAGTAAATGATGCTAGGCCCGCGGGCAAAAGAGCACAATCATATGCCTCGCTAGCGACACCTGAAACTAACACAATGCGAAAAAACAATCTTGGTTACCCTGAGTTAAGATCACTGGGCAGAGGAGTTTTTACTGAACAGTCATCTATATATTCTGATAGAGAATTAGACGAGGAACAGAAAATCCTTGAAATGAATAATTCAGTGAAATCATTAATTGATGTTTTAGATAAAAAAGACAAACTACTGACGGAGCAAAAAGATGAAACACAATAAAAAAAGAAACACGGCATTTGTTTTTGAATCGCTCGTAAAAGAAATTACCGCAGCGATTATTAAGAATGATGTTGATAGAAAAAACAAAGCGGTTTCAATTGTTAAAAAACACTTCCAGC